AAACTCCATACTTTTTCAGTCTTTCCCTAGCACGTTTTCCCTGTACGCCTTTACGTCTTGAGCGCTGAGCGTTGATAGGTATTTCCATATCAGCGCCCCCAGCAGGTCGCTTTCCTTAACGTCTTCCTTTCGCTCGACGATCATCTTGATGCGCTTGGTCCCAAGGGCTTCCACTGCCTCGTCTCTAAGCCTGTATGTCTTCGGCATTTGTGATCTCTCTTTGCCATCATTCGTGATTTATCACCACTGTGATTTTTGCATGTGTTGCAATGTCATGTGTGATTAGGCTATAAATCATCACATCATCATTTGTGATTTTGTGATCTTCTATGTTCTACGACTGGATCAAGGCTTATCAGGAATTCGATTTTGATCTGCCACCCGCGCCGGGCGGCGTGATCCTTGTTCGTTATGACGCAGAGCAGGGCGATGAATTGAGCCGCTCCGCGCCTGCCTTCTTGGCTGAGGGCAGCTACTGCACCACGTTTCGCATCCATGTTTGCGGTCGGAAGATCACCGTTGATGGCAACCCGTCGCGCATCAATCGCTTGGATAACGTGTTTGGCATCGAAACCCTTGACGGTTGTTTTCGCGTCATCAATGCCTTGCTTGCTGAGCTGGGTTATCCGGCTATGACCAAGTGCACCACGGTTAAGCGGCTGCAGAACCAATCTGTTCTCGCTGACGGCGTTGTCATTCAGCGTCTCGACCTGACCAGTAATTTCTATGTAGGGCAGGGCAACGAACGGGCCTATCTGCGCGGCATTTCCAGTCAGCGCTATCGGAATTCAATTGGTTACCTGTACCCGGACGGCTGCACATGCGTTTGGACTCCTAAAGGTGGCGAGAAAGCGGGGCGCTTGGCTTATCCAGGCAACTACGCGAAGGCTGCTGAGCTGGATGCGCACCTGTTGCCAAAGATCAAACGCACTTTTGGCGATGACTCTGATGAGTATGCCTACGTTAAGCAGCTCAGGGATTGGTGCGCTTCTGTAGGCATGGTTCGTTCGGAAATTAAGCTCAAGTCTGAGCTATTGAAGCGTGAGCGGCTGGCCTACTGGGGCCTGTTTGATGAGCGCAAATTGGTGGAGATTCACGACGATTTTTTAAAGGTGGGCGACAAGATGACCCTAGACGCATTTGACACTGTGAGCATCACCCAGCACCTGATTGAAGAGGGCGTTTGTAAGTCCGTTCAGGCTGCTGGCCGCACTGCTGGTTACGCATACGAATGGATGCATGGCGGTAGCTTCGATTTTGCAAAGTCTTCTGTTAAGCAGCATCGCGCCCGTCTTCGTCGCATCGGAATTGATATCAAGATTCCGTTTGATTCCACCCGCTGCGGCGTTGTGTTCATCAAGAACGTGCGGGAGGTCGAGCGCATTCATGAACAGCCGATCCCGGCTTTCTACCGGCATGCTCAAGTGCCGTCGCACCTTCGACTGGTGGCCGCATGAATATCGTCCAGGCGGTTGCCTTCTTCCTTAAGTTCTCCATTGCCCTTGTCCTCGCAATGGCCCTCGTTGTTTGGGCTTCGTATGACGTCACAGTGATGGCTGTCCTGATCTCTCTGTGCTTTGCCCTTGGTCCTTCTGTTTGGGTTTACCTTCAGTTCAAAGGGCTGCGTCATGATTAATTCAAACCTTATTCGCCGTGTGGCTATCCGCTCGGTTATTTATCTCCTTTCTATCACTGCGCTCTCTGCTTTTGCGGTTTGGTTTTTTACCAAGCCTTGGTTTTTTCCTGTTCTTCTTGGCGCCCTCTTTTTGATCTTAGTCGTTGGCGTCGCGTTTGAGCAGGAGAGGGAGCGCAGTCAGTGAACAAGATTCGTCTTGGTGGTCGCGTCCAGACTCGTCGCGAGATTGGCAAGGCTCGAACTACTCGCCCGGTTCCAGTCGTAACCAACTGGGACGCCCTCCGCTCTGACCTGCAGGCCCGCGTGCACTTTGGCCCGCCCAAGCCGCTTGCTACCCAGCAGCGTGAGCTATCCGAAACCGACTCTGCCCGCTACTGGCGTTTCATTGAAGACATGAAACGTTATGGCCGGGTTGAGTCATCACTCAAGGGCACGCCGTTTGTTGGCGATGCTTTTGGCTTCTAATCAAAGGTGGAAATTTAATGGCTATCAAAATCGAAGTTGTCAGTCGTGAAGTGGATGTTCGCAGCGGTCGCAACGAACGCGGCGATTGGACTATTCGCGAACAGCACGCGTACATGCACAAGGGCAGCGATCCATACCCTGAGCGCATCAAGATCACGCTCGAAAAGGATCAAACTGCTTACGAACCCGGCAATTATGAGTTGGCCGATAGTTCCTTTTTCGTTGGCAAGTACAACGATTTGATGTGTCGCCCTCGCCTGGTACCGATGCCAGCAGGGCAGGGCGCACAGGCTAAGGCGTCTTAATCATGGAAGAGTGCGAACACTGCGGTTGTGAACTCAACGATCAGCAAATTGAGTTCGCTGAAACAACAGGCATAGCCACTTGCGAAGAGTGTGCTGAAGAACACGCCGACGAACATCGCGCGGAGTGGGAGTGATGCCCGAAGCGCTCCAGGTGATGACCACCGACCAGGTCATCGAAGTTTATACATCAGGATTCTTGCTTACCGTCGCTGCATGGGCGTTAGGCATGAAAATCGGCGTTGTTATCAGCGCCATTCGCAAACTGTAAGGAGTACTGAAAATGGCTGAGATTTTTGCCGCTGTTGATTTTTCCACCGTTGCAACTTGGGTTGGCTCTGCTGGCGTCGCGATCATCGGTATCGCTCTGGCGTTCAAGGGTATCGACCTGGGCAAGCGCGGCGTGAAAAAGGCCTAAGGCCGGGGAGGGGGAAGGCAACTTCCCCTTTGCTTATGGAACAGACACTCAATATCACATCAGCTGACATTGCCATGCTGGGCTACTCGCTGGTGTTTATCGGCGGGGTTATCTCGGGATGGGCATTTATTTTCGGTTTACAGCATCGCTTCTGATCGCGGCTCTTTCTCTGCCCGCATTCTCTGCCGTTCGGCAATCTTATAACCCCTCTGCAAAATCTGTCGTTGATAACCATATTAGCGCCGATTTCCAGACCCCCAACGGCATTATTCACTATATCGGCGCTGAAAAATATTATGCGCTCGACACTTCTTTGAATGCTCGTCCAGGTGATCGCGTTGCGCCAACTATTCGCCCTGTGACTTCATCTGTTGGCACTCCGTCTTTTCCCTATGGTCAGGGTGCCATGTACGGTACTGCTGATGGGGTCATTGGTGTTAAGCCTGTAAAGAACATTCCTTCTTCTGCTATTGCCGGTAAAGTTAAAGATATTTTGCGGCTAACTCCCGGCGCTGTTGCTGCGTCTCTTGCAATGATGGCTGTTGTTGATACTGCGGGTTGGGCAATTGACGAATTGACTGGCCAGATCACTAAAGAGCATCAGGGTTCTATTGATGATCCTACATTTGGCCTTTGGACTTCTCCTCAAGCTTCTGGTTCTTGGCCTTCTGCTGAGTCTGCTTGTCGTCAGACTGTAGGTTTTGTTAGTAGCGCCTATTATTCCGGTCTTTTTGTTTACGACAGTTTTTCTATTGGCTCTGATACTGCGGGTTCCTGCTCAGCTCGAAACACCAGGAATGGCAACGTCAGTGTTTTAACTAACATTAATCGCGTCGGCACTTGTCCATCTGGTTCTGATTATGACTCGCTGACCGGTTCCTGCCTTACTGATTCAGTCCAGCTCCCTATCTCCCAGTCAGATATAGATGATCTACAGATTACCGGCACGACTGATTTCTATACCGATCTCATGCGTGACGCTTGCGGCGCTTCATCCAATCCTGATGGTTGTTATGAGTCGCTTGTAGAGTCTAGCTCTCTCACCGGTCCCGCAACAGTCTCTGGTGGCTCCACCTCGTCCACTACTACCAGCCTCAACCCTGACGGTACTACCACCACCACAACCACAACACGCCGTGTTGATCATGATGTTAGCTATGGCCCCGGCCATTTTGACGTTGGTACAAGGGTTACTGAGACTACCGAGGTTGACGGGGAGCAAACCTCACAGACGGTCATTGAGGACACTTCAACACCTCAGGAAACGCCAGAGCAGGAGCCTGAAGATCAGTACACTTTCGAAGATACCGACCTTCCGGAGGTCGAACCGTTTTATGAACCTCAATACCCTGACGGTCTATCCGGTGTTTGGGATTCTTTCAGTGCTGACGTTCAATCGACCGCTTTTATGGAGTTTCTTGGGAGTTTTGTTCCTCAGTTTGCCGGAAGCTGCCCTAGCTTCAACATCAATCTTTCGATTGCCTCATGGGCAAGTTATGGCAGCATGGATTTCCCCTCTCTCTGTTATATCTTCGATTTTATTAAAATCATCATGCTGGCAACGGCTGTTTTCACCGCCCGCGCTCTAATTTTTGGTGGCTGATATGAAAGGCATTTTCGATTTCTTTACTGCTCTTTTATCCAAGATCGCACAGTTTGCCGAATGGTTGATTTTGGTTATCAAGCGTGTATTTCTTGATGCGTTTATGTTCGTTCAAGATTGTGTGTGCTGGGTCTTTGAGTCCGGTTTGGCTATTGCTCTGGCGGCTCTAAATGCAATCGAAGTCCCGTTCGATCCGGGCACCTACTACTCGATGATTCCCCCTGAGATCGCTGGCGTTCTTGGCTATATCGGTATTCCTCAGGCCATTTCTATCATCGTCGGCGCGCTGATCATCCGATTCCTGCTGCAAACCATTCCATTCGTCCGCTGGGGTTCTTGATATGCAAGCGTTGATCATGGGCCGCTCTGGCTCTGGCAAGGGTTACGAGGTTTGTGCCTTTCATATCATGGCCGCTTTGCAAAAGGGCCGCAAAGTCATCACCAACATGCCGCTTGTGCTTGAGAAGTGGGCCGAGTTCGATCCCTCTTATCCTGGGCTTATCGAGATCAGGCGCAAGGCTCAACCCATCCTCGGCACCTGGGAGCCAACGCGGGAGGAGGGCGCTTATCATCTGTTCGAAGATGACGGCCAGATAATTACTCCCCCACCTACTGCTCGAGCCTTCGCTGGTGTTTGGGACTATTACTCTACCTGGAAGCATCCAGACACGGGCGCCGGCCCCCTTATCGTTGTCGATGAGGCACAGAACGTCATACCCATGCGCGGCACTTCTTCCGAGGTTGCCGAGTGGTCTGCTTTGCATCGCCACTTTAACGTCGATGTGATTTTCATTACCCAGTCCTACGGCAAGCTAAGCAAGGACATTCGCGACAATATCGAGATGGTCTATCGACTGACAAAAAAAGTCGCATGGGGCCAGCCAAACCGCTATATCAGGAAGGTTCAAGAGGGTCTGCGCGGTGAAGTTCTCAATGAGGGCGAGCGCGTCTATAACCCTAATTATTTTGGCCTTTGGCAGAGTCAAACGCAGGGCGGTTCAGGTGCTGAATACGCGGCCAATGACATCACCCCTTACTGGAAGCACTGGAGTTTTAAGGGCGCCGCCCTGTGCTTCTTCTTTGCCGTTGCTCTTGGCATGTTCAACCTCTTGAAGTCGTCCGGTTCTTCAGCGGAGGCAGCAGCCGCTGCACCTCCGCCTGCCGTCCAATCTGTCGCTGGCGATCCTTCGCCCGCTTTCCAGGCTGTTGCCCGCGGCCCTGCTGAAAAGCTCCACCCATACCAGGGAAACACGCTTCATCTGTCCGGCGTTCTTTTCGGGGCCAAAATGGTTGACGGTAAACCTGTTCAGTACCTCGACGGGCTTATTACGGTCGCCCAGGGAGGCCAGCCGGTTGCTCAGGTTCGTTTTGAGGATCTTCGCCGTGCAGGCTACCAGATCACCTATCATTCAAATCAGGTTGTCTCCCTCACCTTCAAGGGTCTCGATATTGGTTATGTTGTTGACGATCTGCCGCGCGTGTCGCTCAAGCCGCAAGGCCCGGCCATCGCTGCCAATCCCTGAAACCCTCCGGCATTTTTCCACTTGTGGCATGCTGTAGTGGTCGCGGGAGGGCTCCCGCGTGCGGGAGGGACCCGCGAACACTACAGGAGGCCTTTTCATGAGTCTTGATGACCGCGACTGGTATCGCGAGGATGCCAAGCGCAGGGCGCAACTTCCGCATTACTCGACACGCCCGGCAGCTCGCCGATCTGGCGTCATCCATTTGCCCAGGGTGCGCAAGCGTCGTTTCCCGTTGTGGCTTTTCGTGATCGCTGGGGCTGTTATCTCTGAATGCATCAGGCGTTTCGCATAATGGAGTTTTTGGTATGACTGATGATGAACTGGCCCAGCTCAAGGTTCTTATGTTGAAAGCTATTGAGTCTGTCGAGCATTTGCCGTACGCCGAATTGCAGCCGTTGGCGTTGTTGGTTGATAAGGCTTGCTGCTTTCGTGATGAGATCGAGGCCCGTGATGAGGACGTTTGGAATTTGGATTGAGCGTTTCGCATAATATCCGTGCAGGTTATGTTTAGCCCCGGTCGTGGGACTATCCACGGCCACGGCCGGCAGGGCGTCACATAACCTGCCATTATGCGAAACGGTACTATTATTCGCGCCGGCGCAGCTGCATCGAGTAGAAAAATAGTACCAAAATGCTTTACAGACCCCTCCTTAATTGGTACCATAGCTACATCAAAACACGATTGAGGTTATTGAAAATGGTACCAGATAACGCGCTTCGCATCCGCTCTAAAGTCCTTGGTTTTGTGGGTTCTGACTCTCTCGCTTCTGAGCTTCTTGACGATTATCTTGACGATCTTGCTCGCGGTTCTTCTGCCCCTATTCGTCTTTTAGACTTCCTTCGCGGTCTCTATGTCTCGGGTTCTTGGTCTGCCGATGATCAGGATGATATTGAGCGTCTGTTTTATGTTGCTTATCCGGGTGCTTCCGCTTTCTGTGCGTCAACCTCGCGGTGATCTGGTACCACTTTCCCGATCCAGCACGTTTAACCAGGTCGAATAAAGGTACTAAAATGCTAATCAAGTTTGATGCAGATGTGGCGCTTGTTGACCAGCTGAAAGCCTATACCGGCGAGCGCACAGGTTCTAAGGCGTTCGCCTCTGCTGCTGCCGGTGCTCCCGGCCTGTCCTCTGAGATTCGCCGCCTTCGCAATGAGCTGGAGCAGGCGCGTGAAACGATTCGCGTGCAGCGTCAGACCTTGGAGCAGGCCCGCTGCGCGGCTCTTGCTCTCGTTGAGCGTTGCGGTCAAGGCGACCTGATTAACGGGTGATGCCCGCTCGGGCTTCGACCCGCGTTCTCGCTTTTCTTGCCCGCGCCAACCCTAACCCGCGCCCTGTCCAACTAATTACATTACCTCAACCACTTGTGACTCTCTGACATGCGGCCACAGCCGCCCGGTTGAGCGGGCTTGATTCCGTAGGGATCAAGGGCGTGATTTATCCGGGTCTTGGTGTCTGGCGCAGCCGGACGCCTAGACATGTCCCTGCACGGTATCTCAGAGAGGGTTTTTCAGGGCTTCGTGCCATTGCGACACGTTCTCATCTGGTGCGGATTTTGGGTGGGGGTGCTGTAACACCCCCACTTTGGTATG